TAGGTCGTGATTTTTAGGGTTCAATGATTTATCATCAGGAACTACCATCAAAATTATATTTACAATAGTTTTGGTAGTTTCAAACCTAAAATCTTCTAAATTTAGAAGTCTAATCATTTGTTGTTTGTTTACAGCAAATTCTTGTTGGTCTTCCGAAACAAATTGCTCAAGTTTCTGATTATTTAATTCTTTAACAACTTTTAATTCGAGTGTATTATTAGGGCCATCTACAACTTTGCGGATAGTGTAACTATATAAATTAGTTTTACTAATTTTCCAACCCGTCACTTCAGGATTAACGTTGACCACTAACTCAGAAGTACCTGTCTCATCTTTAACTTTTTTACTTTCTATTAGAGTTATAGGTCCAGTATTTTGTGGGTTCGGATTCGAACCTGCAATATCTTGTTCTGTAACTGGAATGACTTCTGTAATTTCAGTATTCTTATATCCGCCAGCAGAAGATGTTGTCTCACCTTGTACCGCAGGATTGAATGTAAAGTTGAGTGGACTTTCCGTAGTTCCATTCTCTGTTGTAATTGAAATTTTCCCAACAACCACTTCTTGTGCTAACGGAATTACTATAGATGGTAGAGTAAATCTTAACGTATTCTTATTGAATGTCGTTAAAGTTTTCAGGTCAACCTTTTCACCTGACACTTCTATAGATTTGATCGATTCAAAATTTTCACCATTAAGTTGTATAATTGTCCCTGTATATCCTGCGCTAGGAGAGAATGTTTTTATAATTGGTGGTGGACAACCTTGGGTTATGGTAAGTGTTGGTGTTACCTCTGGAGTTTTATTATCATTCTTGATTGTTTCTTTCAAGTCAACTGAACCATCAGGGTTTATTAAACCAACCCTTACCGCCGATGATAAAGCTTTGAAAAAAGTGTCTTCTGTTTGTTTGAATCTCGATTTATTTTCGTCGTAATAAGTAACATCAATATTTTTTTGTGGCCAAAAACAAACATAATATTTTGCCAATCCCATATTTGGCTCTAAAATTTGACTAACTCTTGGCCTCAATCGTGCCGCCATAAATCTTACATAATCATCCAAAGAACTAAAGTGGGAGATAGGTAAAGAAGTATTTTTGGAGTCTGTTGTTTTGACATTAACACAACTGTAAGTTTTAGATAATAACGATACTTGTCCTGACCAATTTGTGTCTAATCCTAAAGTGGCTAAGTTATTATTCCAACCGTTGAAGTTACCAACGTCGGTATTTGAATTACTTTGGAATGTTCGGATATAAGAGATACAATAAATAAATGTTTGTAATATAGGGTCACTTGGCAAAAGTCTTTTCAATGTATCCGCTAACTCAGTAGGAGTAAATTTAGTCAATTTACCAGTTTCGGCGACATAACCAGGGCTAGCATTCAGATATACATCGTCAGTAATTTTAGAACTACATGAATTTGTAGTATCTAAAGTATTGTCGGCCTTTTGAACAATACTATCTGATTTGATGTTGTTTGTTGTTCCTGATACTACAATCTGATCTTTATTAATTTTAAGAAGTTCCTCAATTCTTGTGATCAAATTTTGATTGATACTTTGTAGTAAACTATCAATTGCAGGTAAATCATAAATTCCTTGACGAATTCCGTTGAATGTTGTTTGGAATGAACCAGGCTGGATTGAGTGAGAAACATCAGTAATCATATACGGTCCATTGAACATTGGAACGTGTCTGAGATTGAAATACATTGTTGGTTGTAGTAATGCGTTTCCTAAACTCACAATACCAGCTTTATAACTTCTCTGTTTGTATAGATTGTATAAACTGTTGTTTTGAGTTGCAACCGCCCTACCTGATGCTTGGTCAACCATGTTCAACTGTGTGTTGATAGATTCAGATGTTGCAACACCGTTATCTTGAGACACGGTAAATGAATAAAATATATTTTGATTTCTAATTCCAACATCGACGTTGAATCCAACACATTTGTTTGATAATGCCCAATCTTTTTTACCTTGTTGATTTTCCAAAAGTGGATTATCAGAAGATCTCCTTAACTCAAATGCATCATCTCGGAATCTTGAGTTTTGTTTCGGTAAGTTCAAATATTGTGAAGGTTTACCCACATAAAAACATACCAACTTAGGTCCAGAGTTTCTATAGTCAACATCTAAGAATGTCCCCCACAAACTATTTGCGAATTGTAGTGATCCCTCAGGTTTAGGAATTGATACTCCATCCACATCCTGAACATTGTAAAAATTCACATATGCTGGTAATGGCATCACCGTGAAATTGTTTTTAATTAAAATTCCACTTATGAATGTGAACACACTCATTGCTTGATTCAATGAATTTTCATTGAACATGTTTTTTAGATCGAATATGTCAATTAGGACGGTATCTCCAATGTTTCTCGAAGCCCTATCCATAAATAACATATCTTCGAATAGGGTTTTGGTTTTATAATCTCCACCAGCAATCCACTTATCATTTAAGGCTTTGAATACTTCATAGTTTTCAACCTTACTTTGTTCACCTGTAATAACACTTTTAACTGCCCTCTCAGGTAATTGCACTTGATCATCCAAATCTGCATTTAATTTTCTCAGAACCCCATTTAAGAAAACGTTTTGTAAATCATCTTCTCTTTCCAAATATAAACTGAGCTGATCTTGAAACTGAGCGGCATTGATGCTTGGATTATTTAATTTTTGTGTAGCATACATTTTAATGATTGGTGCCAACAAAACAACATTTTCTGATGTAAACTTAATATTATTATCAATAAAAAAGTCTGTAATATAAGACCCATCAGAAGTATATGCAACATTTGGTATTGTTGAAAAACCAACTTGAGTTTCCAAAGCAGTCCAAGCTTCAGAGTATAAAGCTTGTGATTGATCTAAACTTATACCTCCAAAACTAGGTAATGAATTTGTAACATATGGTTCAAAAGTTATCGGATCAACAACAACTTCGGTTGAATTATGAGATAGGTATGATGCAAAAATTCTTCTTTTATAATTTGAAGGATTACCATATCTGAATATTACATCAAACTCCATGAAGGCTTTTATACCAACTTGGAACAATCCAAATTGATTGTTAATTATGTTTTTGAAATACTCATCTTCAGTTTCAGTACCACTCTTTACAGGGACTGACATCAAACTTTTAAATAGAGATTGAAAGTTTTTGAAATTTGCATTCACATTTACTGGCGATATTCCAAAACTGATAACATCCGATCCTTTAGAAGCGTCCGTCATAGGCTTACAGAAATTTAAAAACTCAAGTTCGAAAGCGTCCAATATTTCTGTATCAAACACTGAAAACACTTCTTCTATTTTTGTATAGTTGTTTTCAGTTAAGAAATGAAATGGTGACTGATCTCCATCGGTATTGATAAAATTCAAATATGAATCAGGCTCAGGGAATTTAATTTGATTTGAATCAAAATATCCAAAATTTGGTGCTGACCACAAAGTTCTCACTGATCCATTATATACACTTGGATTATTTGTCAAATCTACAACTGTGTTATTTGTGTTGGAAATACATGCATTAGTCGTTTGATTGAAAAATGTTCCAAATGAAGGAACAACAAAATATTCATTTCCAGTCGTGTTGTCTTTTGGATTACATTCTATTGCAGAATCAGGCTGTAAATTCGGTAACAATACCGACCAAGTTATCAAAGATAGATTTTTCTCTTGTTGAATAGCACCTATGATATTGGAATCACTGAAATTATATAATTTCATACCAGCATTAACACTGTTCTGAATTTCTTGATCTGTATAGTTTTGGAATAAATCATATCCATTATAAAAAACGTTAAAGTCATTGATTACTTTAGGATAGAATCCAAGTTGCATTTGAATTTGTTCATTCTCATTTTGCAACGTAATGTTTTTATCAACGTTTGAATATTTGAAGGAGTATGTTTGTGTTACCGAACTTGTAGGTGGATAATAATTTCCACTATAGTTAAAGTTATCCCAAGCGGTGCTAAGAATATCTACATTCGATTCTTTGTATTTTTTGTATCTATGCCAAATAGATCCATATTTCAAAATCCAAGGATAAGGGATTTTGTGTATTGCTCCGAATTTTTTCAGCGTGGCAGAAATGTAATCCAAATCAGTTGAAATACTATTAGATATAGATTTGTATTTTTCCCTTAATGTTGCCAATGGAAGGGAGTTTAAGAATAAATAAGCCGCTTGAACGTATGGATATAGGTTCCCTTGAACCCTTGAATTATAAACACCATTTTGAATTGCATTAACAAAATAAGGTGTATTCAACATTGAAGTTGTTGTCCTGAATATGTTAGAACCAAATGCGGTTGGTGCCAAAGTGTTGGTTGGATAAGTTCCATTTACATATCCCTCTGTAGGAATAAATTTATTTGGGAATCTTGATATATAGAAAAAATTCAACCCACCAATAACTTCAGATGTAGGATTCTGTCCTAATATGTATGAGAAATTAGTTACAGGTCGGTTGAAACTATAATCATATACGTCAGTAAAATTAGAAATTATCTTTCTTGGTTCGAATATTCTAAGAGACTTTTTGGTATTATACACTTCATTTGATAATGATGTGCTACTTTGACTTAAATTTGTTGAACACCAAGTTTGATTTGTATATGGCAACGTGTCAACAATCAAAGGTGCGTTAGACGCATTCTCAATCAATAATTTTAATGCTTCAGATTTTGCGGCAAATTGAGGTATTTTTCCAATTTCTAACGTGTCCAAAATTGAAAAAGAATTTTCTGTTATTCCTTTGATGTAAGGAGTAACAAAGAAATCCCTAATATATTCTTGGTATGCTCGGCCAGTTCCTGAGTTAGATATATTATTTAAGAAATTTGGATAGTTCGATGAATTCAAATCATAATTCTTTAACTTCAAAGTCAAATAAGGTGAACTTATCCCCAATTTCTTTTGAATATTATTAAATTCTGTTTCAGTATTTAATCTAAAAAGTTCATCTATTTGATTTGAGTTTGCTCTTATCAATCCTGAATAGTGAGTCGTCAGAAATTGTCGTTCCCAAATTTCATAGAAAAACTTGATTTCTTCTTTGTTGGTATACGCAAGACCTGTAGACGGAAATTCTATCGCATTGATGTTGATTATATTTGTATCTCTCTCATTATCTAATGGAGGACTAGCGTTAGGGTTTTGAAACTTCTGTGTCAACCCTTTCATATATTCTTCAACAAATTCCACTTCAGGCCACTTGTCATACAAATAACCTTGAGTAATATCTACAACACTTGGATCTGCAAGATATTTTAACTGAAATCTTCCCTTCTTATCATCAGGATCTTCCACAAAGAATTGTGGCCAAGGATATACAGGAATTTGGGAATTTCTTGCATTATTATCTAATTCATTATTGTTGTATGTTACGGATGGGTCTCTTGAGACATAATCGATAGTTTCACTCCCTAATGCCGATGTTTGATTGTCTAAAATTGCTAATTGACGAACTGGATCATATTTCACATTCCATGCATTAGTATGAACATCATCCATAAGTCGTATAAACCCTTCAGCTGACGCCATAATAACTGCAATCATGTTCCTAACAGTAGGTCTGAAACCTAACCCCACATCTGTGTCTTCAATCTTTCTTAATAATTTTGCAGAAATTTCAGTTTCGAATTCTGAAAGTTTTTTGTTTGCTTGTGTTTCCAACAGAGCAATATTTTTATCAAATCTATTTTCACCCTCAAATGTGAAAAAATTTTGAGGGACAGGTTCAATTTGATTCGGGCTTTCTGTTTTTTGGAATTCCGTTGGTACCCAAAGTGATGAAAGTGAAGATTGAAACGCAAGTATATCCGCTTCGGTAGGATTTGGTATTCCTGTTCTAATTCTTGTAGTTGCTCTCCAGTCTATTGAATCGTAAGGAGGAGGTGTGACCGAAATAGTATCATACTTTATAGGGTTCGGGGTTGAACCCATAGTAGGGTTTTCAGATAAAGATTTATTGTATTTGGAAATATTTTCTTGTAATAAAGTTATTGCTGTGGTTTTTACCTCACGAGATAAATTTTTGAATACATAAATCTTTTCTTGATTGTTAAGAAGAACGATTGGATTGGGATCTAAGTAAATTGCAAACCAAGAATTATTCGCCCCCCTCACATTATTAAAGTATTGAGTTAAAACTGATTTGTAATTTCGAATATTAGTTAAAGATTCGACCTCAGTTTTTTCGAATGATTCGACAATAGTTTGTTCAAACTGGTCAAGCTTGTTCATCAATTGAACCAAAGTTAATTCGGGAAAATTAGGTGCAATCAATCCTTTCGCTTTGTATTCACTATAAACTTCAACAATTTTTTGATAACCCTTCTCAGCAACAAGTTGCGTAACCACAGCCTCGCTTGATCCAAGATTATTAGCCCCTCGTTCTGCTTGAGTACTCGCTTGTGATTCGGCGGCTGCATTTGGTTGTTGGGGCCCTTCAACCGTTTGAGTCACGTCAAATCTTTGACTATACATGTGAGGAGCCGCCAATAAGTGGCCCATTGAGACCTCATTAAGGATATTAAATTTGTAACCTTTGAACTGAAGTCTAACTAAATAGTTTCCGCTAAATCCATTAAAGGACGCGTGAAATGTTTGTAAGTTAAGTTGATATCTGATGGCTTGCCCATAATACCCTTTTAATGTCAAATAAAAGGGTGGGTAAGGTAAATTAAAGAATGCTGAATAAGGAGAGTTATTTCCCAATTCAAACAATCCACGACCTTGTATATCTTCAAGTTGAATTTCTACGGTTGGTATAAAACTACTGTCGGTTTGTATATTGATTGAAGTTATCCCTAAGAGACCATTATCAATAATATCTTTTTCATTTGCAACAGTATTTTGAATATAAGGTTTGTCTCCATTTTTTGGGTCTTGTCCTTTTTCGAGTTGTTGGTTAGTCCCTTTGAACTGAGTTGAATTTTCTCCCGTAAGTTCGTCATAATATCCTGTTCCCAAAAATGCATTCTTTGTAGGTTTAAGAAAATTCATTTTCGCAACTGATATCGTTCGAATTCTATCTTCAGGTGATCCACCAACCGCAAGTTTTGTTCTTGGTAATAACTCAGCCTCCAAATTAGCATACATCACAAGTTTTTCGTGATCAACTAATCTTTCACTGATATTACCAAAATCATCAATTGTCTTGTTAGGATCAACCACAATAATGTTATTGTAATCGAATTCAACAAGAATGTTTCCACTATTATCCGCTTGAATATTACCTGCCATAATAATAAAAATGGTTTTCTAATGCCGCTTTGTAATCTTGTAAAGATGGTAGGAGGGGAAAAGGAATAATCAATACAGCACCATCGTAAATATTGTTTTCTAATCCGCCGAATTGAGGATTAGCTTGAAGAATCAACCAATTAAACACGGGAGAGTTATAAAATTCTTGTGAGACCTTATCCAATCTACTTTTTGCAACTTTATAGATATATGCCTTATCTGTGGGTTTTTGTGGTAACGAAACATAAGGCACAACGGTTTGCTCACCATTGATGAGAAAATCACTATATCTATTATAATATTGATACGCCATCAGTTCAGTTTTGCTTTAGATATGAAAGCTCCCGTGGCATTGTCACCGAGATCATTCCAAGTGTTTATATTTGTATTTTGGTTAGTAGTATCCGCTAATCCTTTAATCATATTCTCTTGTGAAGGTTTCTTTGATTCGTCACCTGAGTCTTCAGTTGTGAAAGTGAAGTCTCTAGTTTTCTTGTCAAATGGTGTATATACCAAGAAATTTTTCAAAGAGGTTTTTTCTAAATTATCAATAAACGATTTTGTAATATTGTTTTCCTCCAAGAAAACTGGTTTAGCTTTCAAGATCCAATAGTCGTCAAATATTTTTTCCAAATTGATTGACCCATTACCTAATAAGGTTTTGTTATTCAATACATTCCCGATTAGTTGTTGTTTGAAGGTTTCATACTTTTTATCATCAACAATATCATCAGAAAGAATCATATAGACTCTTCTAAAAGAATAGTTTCCATTAGCAAATAATGGGTTCACACTAAAAGGTAAGAAAACTTGTTCAGTTGTAACTGCTTTAGATTTACCATTTTCCAACTCAAAAACTAAAGTTCCTTGATATTCGGTTCCTGTTCCAGCATAAGTGAATTTACTTGGACTTTGAATTACCGCGTTAAACGCAATAATATCTTGTGAGATTTTTTTAGCATCATCCACTAATTCGAGAAGAGTGTCCGATGCTGTTGATGTTGGATGGACATCTTCGGTTCCTAAAGTGGTATAAACTGTTACAGGCCCGTTCTTAGCTTGAAATCCATCAGTTCCTGTACCAGAAATTCGATCGAATGTAAGAATGTTTAATCTCGCCAAAGTTTGAATATAACTTTGTTCTTGGTTTACTAAACTTTGAGTAATAGTAGATACTCCGTTTTGGAAAGTTGATTTTTTTCTTGAAACAAGATTATAGTAGTTTTCCTTGATAGATCTAATAAGTTGTGGTGAAAAATTCTTTGATGGTTCTGAAATATATTGAATAAATCCTTCGTTACCATCTTTGATGTTTTTATCTAACGTATCAAAAATATTATTGAATCTTTGTTCAACATTATTTGGTTTCCCGAATATATTCACACTCGGAGTATCTACATTAAGATTCCCGTTAGTGTAATTTCTTTCCAACAACCATTGTTGTCTTACGGCGTTATTATATTGATTAACCGTTTCTTTGGTTTTATTGACTACATTTGTAAAATAGGTCTGAGTTTCGTTTACAACTCGATCCATAAACTCGCCATAACTTATTACTCCTGTTGTCACACCCTCGGTTGATGTAGAGGAACTAACTATTCTACCAATAGAACTATTATTGTCTTGTCCCGCATTTGTGGTTGCATTGTTTACACCAGGAATTGGTGGTGGAGTTTGTCCCGCCAAGAATATTTGATCAAGAATTCTTGATGACTCGATATCACTAGCATCTGCTCTGTCATCATAGATCTCAGTGTTTGCATAGTAATTGAATGTTAGAGCATTCTGTAACTTGTCGATAGATTCTTTAAGTCCACTTCCGCCAACAAAGTTAAACCCTAATGTAACATTAGCAATCATCGGTTGAACTCCAATTCCTTCTGGGTTGAGGTCGAGCCCCTCATATTGAATCTGTAATGAATTCGGAATAATTTTAGTGTTGTAAAAATCTCCGACTCTCATAACCAAAACTGGTGGAGCACCAAAAGAAGTGTTCACAGCATTGTTATATTCAAGCTGAGGTTTACTTGTTGGTGTTACTTGTTTGATAGTTGGAATTGTATCTCCAGGTCTCATACATTGTTGAAGGAAGGTCAGTCTTGAATTCAATCCTTCAGGTGTTATTGAGTGAAATGCTGGTTGGAAAAACTTCAACTTATCCTTCAAGTTATCAAATACCATCGGTGTCTCAGCTTTTATAGTTTCAAAATAATCACACTCCGATAATAGAGCCCTTACAACTCTTTTGGTTATGTTGTCACGTGGCTTCCATTCATCAACAACTTCCTCAGTTGTAAAAGTTTCGGTAACAACGTTCCCAACTAAAACATCAATTCGATTCGGTACTGGCTCAGGTTCTGGATTGTTCAAAGTAGAAATAATTTCAGATATATATGATCTTCGACAAGCCATAGCCCCAACTGTAAAAACTTCTTTTGCACCAACAGGAGTGTCACCACCTGCAGTGGCAACTGAGTCAGAACAATTGAAAGTCTTTCCATTCGCTTCAAAAACTTCAGGAGGATATGGCCCTTCGGTTTTATTTATTGAATCTTTTAATTTCATTGGTGTCGATCTGGCGAGTTCACCTTGAGCACCCACACCAGGTTGTGTCCTTGGGTCTTCTTTAACAATTAATCTCGAATTTGCAACATACTTACTTGTCGCAGTATTTTCCGCAAAATACTTTCTCATTGCCTCAACTCTTCTTTTGGACAACGCATCGTTGTATCCCACAGTTGCTGGTGCCGAACAACTTGAACTAATATAAATGGTAACATTTCCATTTTCATTGGATTCTAATTGTTTCCCCAATTCTATTGCAAAATCATTTATTGCCTCATAATTTGGTGTGACAACAGTTTTGAAAAAAGTCTCAGTTTCTTGAGCATTTGGTTGTTTCGAATATTTTTCATTAAGTTCTGCAGAATATCTCGGATATTCCGTTGTATAATTAATTACAGTATTTGGTTTAGGATAGTCATTTCCGTAATAAAACCCTAATTGTAGGTATCTTTGGAAAAGAGTATTACTGTCACCTCCACCTCCAGATTGGGATGACCCTTGATCGGATCCATTTGGAGAATTATATCCAGTTTCGATTGTTTTTCGAGTATATTCAATTTGTTCACGAGTCATTTCTTTTGAAGAAATTGCTTGTTGTAACTCGAAAAGATCATTTGGGTTTACAGTTACGTATTTTTTTGCCAATTCATAGATGTCATATTTCCGACATCCAGCAAAGAAAGATTCAAGGATACTATCAACTCTAGTCCTGTTAGTCTCATTTGCCAAAACTTTATTTACAATTACATTAAGAACTGAAGGATGATCAACAACAATTTTCCAAGTCAGTGTTCCTCCACGAGAAGTATTTTTATAAGTGTAGATTGGTTCTGGTCTACCTAAGAAATCAGAACTATTCCAGTTTGCTTGAACTGATTCACTAAAAGTTAACCCATATGGTGGGAACCACATAACTCTACCACCATTTGGTCCACGTTCACAAACAGGAAGATCCGCGGTAGAAAACCCTGGTGTTTTAGACGTTCTCCAAGCCAAATTCTCTAAAGAGAACATATATTTTTTGGCGTAAGCATTGTTATCTGTTCCAATCAAGTTTGTCGAATCTTGTCCACCCTCTTGTTTGTTTGGAGCAATATTCAAGTTGTAAGTCTTATCCAATACCGAATAAGAGAATCGTCTTCCTTCAGTTGTTATTCCATCAACCTTTTGAAGATCATTGTATTGTAAATAAGGAATGTCTTTTGCGAAAACTCTACAATATTCAGTTCCAACCTCTTGTCCTATTTCCCCTTCATATCTATAAACTCTTGATCCTTTTGTTAGTTCTTTATATCCATCATTGAATACTTTACTTACCTGATCAATTGCATTTCCAACGTGTTGTAATCGTTTTCCACCTTGTGGCTGGCTATCAATGATCCTTTGGGTATCATCCAAGATAGAACCTTCACGGAAAGGGATACCAACCGACTCTGTATTAACATAAGATGATGGTCTGAAGTCTTCATCTTGAGATGTAATTTCTCCTCCGATACCAACTTTCTTACCAGCATTATCTTTATATTTTGGAGAAACCCATGTAAATCCTCCTTCAATACCTCCACCATTACTATATGTTGGTCCATTGGCTCCCAATCTAACAGATTGACTTGGTCCTTCGTATAATTGAGCTAGCTCTGATGGTCCATAAACTGGAGATTGTTGTTCTATACCATATTGATTAACAGGAACATCACCAGGAGGTGAGAACACTTGTGATGGATTCGAAGTAATACTACCAACATAAAAATTACTATTGTCGGACTGTGTTCCCGTTAATACTCCCCCAACTCTATCTAAGAATGTTCTTGGATAGTTAGGTTTGTATTTGTTGAAATCTATGTTCTTAAACAATCGAGACCTCTGACCTGCCCCCATATTATTAAACATAATTTGGGAACCTGTCTCCCCTCCTCCCATCAATCTATTAACAAATTTCCCGACAGTACTACGTCTGAAAGCATTTGTAAGTTGTTGAATAGTGGTTTGTGGACCAGGATTGATGTTTGGGTCAAAGTATGATCCTGGAATTGGTGAAGTTGGTAATATACTACCCGCTAATCTGAGGGCAAAATTTGTTGCTGCTAATATAGGGTTAGCGGTAACTGTGATTGTAAAGTTTGGTTCTATGATAGGAACAACTCCTGTGAGTATGTTCACAACGTCAGTTCCACTACTAACATTCAAAATGTTAGCTCTACCCAAAGTATCTTGTCTTATTTGAGCCGCAATTCGTTCTTCAAATTCTTTTCGTAAAGTTTGTGCTCCTAATCGAGCGATAAATGAGTCTTGACTTACTAACCCATTACTTCCTCCTGGATTTGGTGATAATAGGATTGAAACTGGTGAATATGTTGAATATACAAATGTTGTTGGGTAAGGTTGGTTGTTTGATTTGTTTGTTGCGGTTGGTCTTTGTAAGGAATCAAAAAATTCAGCACTATCCAAATTTAGTTGACTTCCATTAGAAAAAACATTTAAAGGTTTCCATTTTTGAGATTCGGGTATTGATTGACCAACAATATTAGCATCTTGATAACCATACTCTCCCTCGTTAGATTTCGTATTCAATAAGGCACCAGGATCTGGAGCTTGCTCATAACCACCCTCATTACCATATTGGTTAAGTGGATACAACTTGTTGGCAAATGAAGGTTGGTCAATCAATTGATCAGGACTATCTTGAACTGATGAATCTGATTGAATATACTCCGTATTGATTGGTTGTGTTGGTCTATTAGGAGCCTTAGCATAAGGGGTTAAATTCCTTGTGATAAGTTTTTTTCTAAAACCATCTGAGTTTACAAAATCTAAAGGACTTGCCATTTATATTTTTTTAATTATAAATAGGTTGGGTGTTGATTTTATGGATTATAATATGCTGGCGAATTATTACCAAAAGGGTTAAACTGTTTGTTATTATTTTGCATCGATGCTAAGTATTGTGGACTATTTAACGTCTTTGATAAAGATTGAGCAATCATATCTAATTGAGCTTGCGTCATATTAGGTGGTGGGTTTTCAAATTTTATTACTATATTGTGATTTAATGTCCCCCCAATATCCATTTTTGAACTTTGGGCCGTTGCTGTATTAGAAACTGATGTCGACAGATTTTGGTTACCTATTGGTGTTTGTTGTCCTGTAACTAAACTTGAAATTGGTTGATTCTTTACGTCAGTTCCTTTATCAAGTTCCACCTGTAGAGTTCCAAGTAAGTCTTTGGTATATCTTTCGACTGCGGTTTTGTCTCCAAGGTTCTCCTGAACTTTTCTAGATGTTTCCTCCAAACTATTTTTTACTTTAGTATCCAAGTTAGTAAGTTGTGTTCCCGCTCTTTCAAGATAATCCGCAATAGCGTCTACACTATTTTTATTACCACTTCCTAAGTCTTTAACTAAAGTTTCTAAGTCTCCAATTGCCGTTTGGGTTTCTCTTCTCACATCACTGGTGTCAAAAGAATCTGCAGCTGCACCAGTAAATGCTGAAACCGTTCTTCTAGCCCCTTCAGTATATTGAGTAGCTTGTGGTGCAGTAACTACACCTCCAACAACTTTTTGTTTAATCGCCTTCAAGTCATTCATTATCACATCGGTTGTCTTCAATTGTGATCTACCAATGTCTTCTACTGTCTTTGGACCTTCTTTTTGTTCTTTGATAAGTTTATCAAATTCTGGTTGAGTTAATTCAGAAAGTTCTTTTTTAGTTCCGTCTTCCAAGGTAACTTTGTAAGTTCCCTCTTCCATTTTAGCAATGTTTGCTAAATATTGTTTGTCCTCTTCGTTAACAATTGTTAATCCCGCGGAATTTACTGCCGTCAATCTTTGATCAAGTTCGGCAGCTGCAAGCCCTAACTTACTCATTTCAGTAGCACTAACACCAGTTTCTTTTTGTAATTCTTTGAAAGTTAAAACACCTTGTGGGTTAATTTTGAAAGTTTTGGTTTTTTCATCAAAGTATGTAAATTGTTTTGCAACATCAACCAAACTATCTTGTAACGCTCCAGGATCGTTGATTGAAGCGTTCATTAGTGCAAATGGGTCACCCAAAGTTCCAACAGCAACTCCTAACCGTTGAAATGCCGCGGCAGTTGTTACCGCCTTTTCAGGATTTAATACGTCGTCAGCCAATTGAAAAGTCTGATTCATATCAAATCTCAACATTGAAGCTTGAGCCGCCATCTTTGTAAGTCCGACAACTCCACCCTCGAAATTGTAACGATTCATTTGTTCCATGTTCTGTCGAACATCTTTCATTACTTGGCTAGCGTTCCCTCCAACACTTCGGATGTAGTTTACGGATTCATCCAAACTTTCCCCTATCTTTTCAATTCCAATACCGACATCCAAGAAAGAATTTGCCAATTGCTCAGCTCCTATACCTAAAACTTTTTCGGCTGCAAATAATTTTTCAACCTCTTCCGCTGTCGCCACAACATTCCTTTTAGATGCTTCTGCAACATCTTCGATAACTCGACCAGTGTCCGCAACATTACCTCCCAACCTTATTACGTCAGGTGCCGCATCAGCTATAGCATTTCTTAATTCTACAACTCGTTGTCTACCTTGAGTAAATACGGTTTGAATTTTGTTACCCGCCACCGCAATCTTATCGAACTCCGCAACAAAGGTTTCAGAATTTACCGTGAATAGATCTTTAATATCTTGATAGATTTTGTCAATCGATGATTTGTCGTTTGGATCTTGCATATTCTTAGTTCATATTATCCATAAATACAAAAAGGACTGATTTATCAGTCCTTTGTATTTTCTTTTACCCATTTATCTAATAAATACTTTCTGAAAAAAACAGGCATTTTCAAAAAATCACTGTAACTAACATTTAATAATTTAGTCAAATAATAAAATTCGTTGATTTGACCTACCCTATAATCAGAAGAAAGGACGAAAAAAGTCAACCCCGAAACCAACATTTACTGTTAGCTTTTCTCCTGATGGGGTCATAATTGTTCTTTTTAAATCTAATCGAGGTTCATTATCTTCCATAAATTGTCTAATATATTTGGAATCTGCTATTGGCATTTGTTCAATGAATTTTGAAATTTCACCTCTGTCCGTTGTTCCATTGATTTCAACAAGTTGTTTGTTGAGTCTCCAAGTTACTCTTGGTACGGCTCTACCCTGAGGATAATTATCTCCCAACCTCTGAACTTCTAATATCTCACCATAATTCATTGGTTTTAGTTTTACCGTTGTTTGTGATTTTGGTAGTATTGTTGTGAACGTTCCATCCTCAGTTGGTGATTGTCCTTTCAAAATATCCAATTGGTCTAACATCACCGAAGTTTTGAAAGATTTTTTTGTGATAGGATCGGTAAGGCTCAATTCCATTTCAGGGCCAAATGCCGTGTTTCTCAAAAATATTAAAATTGCTTCAATGTCACCCTCCAACAACTCGTCTACTTTGAGATCTGGTTCATAAATTTTTGCCCTCAATAGATTTTGTGTCATATTAGGATCAGAAGCCATCAAAATATTTTCATCTGAGGCAGTAAGATACCCAACCTTTATAGATTTCTTTTTGTTTTTGTAAAATAATCCTTGACTGGGTAAAGGAACCACATCGTGTGGTAAACTTAAATTTGAGTGTCCGTATTCTTTTGATTGATTTTCCATAAAAATAATAACCGTAGAGTTTTATTCCCTACGGTTAAATTTAAAAATTATCTATAAATAATAAATAGAAATTTAATGTTAATATACTAACACACAACGGTCAGGTCTCATAGAACAAGTGATTGTTGCTAAACCATCTTGAGAATAAGACAACTGATTAAAGTTGACATCAGTTAAGAAAACTCCATATAATATCCACTTTTCTACAACAACACCCGTTGGGTCCAACATTTCCAAGTCCACATCTTTCTTATAACCTGCAGCATAACCCATTCTACCTGTAACAGATTCTGCATGTAAACGAACCCACTCCATTAAAGCTTGCGCCGCTGATGGTCCAATCGGATCTCTAAATGTAACCGTTATTGGATTCCAAACGAATCGTCCTGCAACGTAAGTTGATGTGTTCAAAAACTGAATTTCTGTAGAACCAATCGTTATCTGTGGTCTTGCAGTTGATTCTACGAACCACTCATTTATTCCCAAACTAGATGGAAACCTTAAGATAAAACGGTTTTGTCGTTTTGGTTCGTACGGTATCGGCATTTTCATTAATAAATCAGCCATATTGTTAAATTTTTTTTTGTTCTTTGTTTATAGTGATAAATATATCCCCACTAAAAAATTTTTCTATTTACTTTTTTTTTTATGAGAGTATCCTTACTTTACTTCGCGCTTAACGCCTCCAGCAGTAGAATACGTTTTTACTATATTATCTGGTTTATTTTCAAAATGTTTTTTCATTACTTCTATATTTTTTGGATCATCGTCACTAAAACCTATAGAAAGCTCTTTTGGAATAAAGTTATTTCTTACTCCTTTCTTTAAGAATACTTTTTTATTTAGTACTGCCGCCATCGCCTTGATGTAACTAACAAATTCTTCCATAGCTTCTACCTTAGCCTCTTCAGGATTGACAGCTCCTTCTTCATCTCCGAACGATACAGGGTGATATTTGTTGAGTTCTAAGTATGATCTTATTAACTCTTCGTCACTCATATCCTCTTCATCTACGAAGGTTCGATATTTTTTGAGGTTCTTTATTAGTTGTTCTTTATCTATACCATTAAATCCTGATATAATATAGTTGTATATAGCTTCTTTAATTGTATTCGGGTTGTGTCCTCTCGCCGTGATAATTGCAAAAATTGAACCGTTATTTATCGCCTCTCTAAAATCATCGAATGCAGGACCAACCTTAGCTTTCATAGCATCAACTAAAAAGTTTTTGTCTCCACCTGATCTGAAATTTCTGAATGGACTATCCGCATATCCTACAATTTCGTTACCTTTGTATTCAAAAGGTTCTTTGCCAATCATATGTCTATATTCTGCAAAATCGTCAGTTGACATACCAAACTCTTCTCCGTTTTTATCTATCACTATAATTTTTGTGGGCATATGAACAATATTATCGTCCCAATCGAACGCGTAATACTTCATATCTGGTGTATTTTCAGACTTAAATCCTTCTGTAAATTCTTTTCTCATTGGCTAAAAAAGGGGGGAATTTACCCCCCTTCTATTTTTAGATATTTTCGAACGAAGCTCCAGTTGGAGTGATGAAGAATTCAATATCGATGAATTCCAAAGCCTTCGTAGGTTTTAAGTATATCTTACCTGTTAATGTATTTCTATCTAAGTCTTCAGGTGTTGAAGAAACTGTTACTCTGAAGTCATAAAGACCTCTATCTCTTCTAATTGAATCTAAGATAGGGTTAACACTATCCAAGAATTGTTGTCTAACGATTTGGTCGTTTTGCTCGAACAACAATCTTACTGCTACTGCTGAAATCAACTTTCTAGCTTGAAGTAACAATCTTCTTACGTTCAATCTGTTTAATGCGGTGTCAGCAACTTGTAAAGTTTTGTTACCCCAAATTACAGTTCCCACATCAGCGAATGTTGCGATAGGGTTGATTCTTCCTTGATACAAAGTATCTCTATCTTCTTGGGTGAGTTTTACTCTCGCTTTGATAGAGTTCACAAGACCTCTTGTGTAACCCGCTGAAGCGAACCAAGGGAATGCGATGTTATCAGTCAACGCTAAGTTTCTACAAACTTCACCAGTTGGTGGTAAGTAAATTTGTGTATTGTTGACAGTATCTCTTGTCAAAATCCAAGGATAGTAAGTCGCAGTATAGTTAGAATCAATACCTGTGTTATCCAAGTTGTCTACAGCTTCTTGAGAATAGATTATATCCAATGAGTTTGTAGCGTCAGGGGTAAACATTTGATAGTCAGGTGTTGTTGCGATGTATACTGAGTCCGCTCTTGAGAACTGAACCATATCGATTGCTTCCTCAACCAAGTTAGAGTTATTTACATAATCTATACTTGAAGTTGCAAATACGTTGATGTTTGTAGATTCAGGATTTGCGAATGTAAGAATACCTAACAAGTATGCGTAATAGTCAGTATTAGCAAAATCTTGAAGGTTATTCTGAACAACGATTCTCTTGAACAAACCATCACCAGTTGCATTTGGATATCTTTGTGACGCGGATGCTCCCGCTAAGAAACCTGAAGATCCCAATTGGAATCTATCTTGATTTGTTCTATGTTCTCTGTAGATATCCCATCCATCAAAACCTCCAGCAAAACATATAGTATATTTTCTTGAGTATATGAAATAGTAAGGGTTTTCTTGAGTTTCAGGATCCGATGAGAAGTTAGCAACACCACATTCGAATGCTGTCTGACCACTAGTTTGGAAAGAATTCGAAATAGTTACAACTGTAGCACCTGAGTCCATGTGGAAACCTTTACTCAAATAATTCCATTGTTCACCAGGAACAGGAAGAGGAGACACAACCCAATTGATTGGATTTTGAGTTCCTTTATATTGTAAGAACGCATCATCAACTCCAAATTGACTTGAGAAACCTAAATAACTTCTTCTTACGATGTCTCCAGCAGATTCTACTGTGTTTGTGCTTGAGCCAAAAGGAGGGTTATAGATTACCTCGCCAGGGAAATAATACTTAGTTTTAAAAATTGGAACTGGTGAAGGGTTAAGTACTGAGGAATATTCTCTCTGGGTATATCCATAGAATCCACAAGGTATTGCATCTATTGGTGCTTCGTCAGCCATTTCAACCATTATGTATCTTGAAATCAATGCGTACTCACCATCACTTGATCCAATCTTTTTAGCAACAAAGTTGTTAGAAAGAGGATCCATGTTACAGTTTGTGAATTTTTCAATTACAACTGGGTTAGCGTCCGTGTCAAAAAAGTTTCTAACTAACACGTCAAACGTCATATTATTGAAAGACAAGTTAGCAATTGAAACTTTAACTTCAGTGTTTGCTGAGTTACCGTCAGAAATTGAAATGAATCTAAACAAGTTATAAACTTTATTACCTCTTAACTCGGAAACCAAGTAAGGTGTTTGAGGTGCTTTATATTGTGTTACATTGTAAGCGATTGAAGATGGGTCTTGACTTCTAGCACCAGGTAAAGAAATTAAATCACAGTTCAAACCTCTAATATAACCTTGGTTAAAAGCGTAATTCAAAGTGCTTGGATACACTTCCTCAACAAACACAGGAACCTCATTTCTTGATTTTCCAAAATTATCGACACCTAAAACTTTAGTAATATATTTTGATGATGCTGCGGACATTGAAGTTTCAAACGAGAAATTGTCATTATCTTTAGTAACACCTGATATTAAGAAAGTTTCATAAGGTGATTGAGTAATACCTGAATATTGTCCACTACAATTCAAAGTCAAAGCAGATAATGCGTTAACTTCATAAACTGGTCCGTGTTGGTCACTGTCAACGCTATTAGTATATAAAGATATACCTCTTGATCTCAAAGTCGCTACAACCATATTGTTGTATTCGGAATACGCAGTTCCTGAGTAAGTGAAAACACTACCTGATACGGTACCTGAGAATGTTGAAGAACTTCCTGATGTTAAACTAGAAACATAATAGAAGAATGAATATCCTGAGTAAGCGTTTCCTGAAGTAATATCAAAGTTAGCATAATACCAAGGATCGTTCAAATCAGAACTCAAATCATTTGTTGCTAAGTTGACAGTATCACAACCATATTCATTTATCACATTTGAATATTCTCCAGTTAAGTCATAAAAATTAGACTCAGGAATTGCTCCATATACCACTGTTGTATTTGCTGACAATGATGGAGTATCCATAATATTGTCAAGATTACTATTGA